TATTTTGCTTAGTAGTAGAGAGTTCAGCCCATCTCAAAGGATTTGTAACTATAGGATCAACTTCTGTAACTAATTTATGATCTCTTAAACTTCTTTGAGCAATGGCATTTTCTGCTGTTAATTCCTCTGCAGTTGGAGGAATATATGCTGCAGCTCCACCACCATCAGCTATTCTATTACTTAATTTTTTTACGTCAATATCGCTTCCTGTATCAGCTAAGTTTAAAGTAAAAGGTATCCACCCATATGTGGGGTGATTAATCTCTACATCAATACAGCCATCTTCGTCAACTACTTTTGCGTTTCTATATTCTGTTATTTCTATCATTATGAGATCCTCTGCCAAACGCCCCAACCATAATGATTAGAGGCCGGATTGAAATCCGTTCTACCATGATACCTCCAAGTACCACTACTTACACTTGTAGGACTTGCCAAAAATCGTCCACCGTCATTAGTAACACTACCAGAACTTGTAAAACTATAAGGAAATTCAACACCTGCATAATAAACATTGCTTCCAGATTTTGTAGCTCCTACGCCCAATCCTCCACTTTGATTTGTGACACCTAATATATATGAACCAACTGAAGTCGTGCTTGACTGAGCCGTTGAACCAGTAGCGTTAAGTGTTCCACCCGAAAATGATAAACCAGTTCCAGCAGATATGTTATTAGTTATTGTAACTGCGCCAGTTCCCCCACTTATTGAAATATTAGTACCGGCAACTATTGATGTGACACCAGTATTTCTTATTTGCGCCTTTCCTGAACTCTGAAAATCAGAGTCAAATGCCACTCCTGCACCAGCCACAAAATGATCTGCAACTTGAGCATGACTCGGTCCAGTGTAAGTTATAACTCCAGTAGAATTATTATAAGCCATACTTCCATCGCCGCCAGCATCAGTTACACTAATCGCATTTTTAGCATCACTATCAGCTCTTGCAGTAGTATAATATAAATTAGCACCTTCTGTTAAGTTAGCAGTTGTTTTAGTACCTAGTCTTGTGTCAAATAAAGTATTGACAGCTGATGAGTCAACAAAGTCTGTTCCAAACTTAGGTATTAATGAATCTACTCGAGACGAATCTAAATATTTATTAGCATCAATAAGTTGTAGTATGGTAGCTGAGTCAGTCTTCTCTGATTGAGTTTTAAGCTCATTTATCGCTGCAACTAAATTAGTTTTATTTGTAGTCTCTAATGAAGCTTTTGTACCAAGATCAGAAGATATGGTATTAGTTTTGGTAACCCATGTTGCAATAGGATCACTAAGATTAATCGTTGTTGCCATTCTTACCCTCTACTAACTTCATCAAGATGTTCTTAATATCGGTGACATCTCTTTTAATATCTTCTATTTCTTGTTGTCTATCGTTAAATAGTTTTTTTCTTTCTCTTGCTGCAGTCATCGCGTTACTATTTATATTTAATATTGCACCAGAATTTTTATCTCTTACAAGATCTGGATGCCCTTCAACTTTTACGTGTCTACTCATTATGTTACCAACGCTATGATTCTAAGATCTTTTATAGCTGGTACTTTTGAGCTATTACTTGAATTCATTACGATCTTCACTTGAAACTTTGTAAATGCATTTAGACCACCAACTTGTCCACCAGCTAAATACTCGTATTCTCTAAATGTTGACTTATCATCATCTGCTGGATTACTTCCTTCTTGTCCAACTTCAATATAAGTTTGTCCAGTTAAATCATCGTCTGCAGTTCCTGTTCTAAAGTAAACTCTAAAGCTAGCTGCATCAGGTCTATTTGCTGCAAAAAGTATTTTTAATCCAACCGCAGATTCTTCTAACACGACTGGTTTCGTAACATGCTTAGCTGCAGATGTACCATCTTGGTTATCAGTTTCGTCTACTATAGATATTGGAACATTTCGATTTACAGTTACACCGCTTGCTGAATCTTGATGATCTATTATATTTTCGAAACCTAGTAAGTTTAATCTTTGTAGATCTATAACTGGACTAACTTTAGTATCATTCGTTGTTAATGTAAGCTTTACATTTGCAGATGGATCTAAAGAAGCAGTTGTCTGATTCGAATCGGATAACACAATACCTGGCGTATTGTTAAAATTAATTTCATTTAGCTGACAGTCAATAAAGCTTCCTGCGCTATATGTAGATCCTGCTCCACTAGTAGCACTTCTTTTTACTGATCCAGCATATGATACTCCGTTTGTAAGTTTAATTTGACCGGTCACAGTAGTATTAGGAGCAATCATTGCTTGTACTTGTGGGACAAATATATCAACTACACTATTTTGGGTTGCTGTAACTGCAGATCCACCTCCAAAAAGTGTGGAAGTTGGAGCACTATCAGTTTTGAAAGTATATCCTGTATGATCGACTGCAGTAATAATATGACTTCCGTTAAAGTCTGAAGCAGCAACTGTACCTATAGCAGCGTTCACTCCAGATATTGTAACAGCATCACCTTTTGCAAATCCATGACCAAAATGTGTAACTCTTACATCAGAATCAGCAGCTGTTGTACGGAACGGGTTTGAGCCTAATAGTTGAGCTGCAACTGGTGAATTCTTTAATAGAGCTACACCAGATGTGCTAAACTCTGCTCTGAAAAGTTCGAACATTAAATCTTTAGTTTGCTCAGGTGTCCATGTTGCGCCATTCTGTGATAAGA